CAGAGATCAACTCCTCTAAATGGACGACTTTTGAACGATTATCTTTCAGATATTGATGTAGTTCTTCTGTATCTACAATAATAAATTGATCTTTTACATCATAAACTATTTTATCTGCTTTGGTTTTAAACGATCCACCCTTTGTATAATTCTTTAACGGACGTAAATCAAACTTTAATAATTGATTATTTAATACACCCTCTATATCCCACAGTTCTTTTTTCTGTTGATTAGAAGAAGCTAGTCGAACATTAGATAATAAGTCTTTAAAAGACTGCATAAGAGTCAGTGCCTTTAACACCAAAGGATCCTTTTGGTAAAACATTAAAGGCCAAAGAATACCTTGTTACACCTTTTAAATCTAAAGAAGGGATTCGATGATATAGATGGCTTGGAAATAATAATAAAGTATTTTTATGGGTTGATATATTAATACTTTTTGAATTATATTGATTCCATTCTCTAGGAGCTCCTAAAAAATAACCCATATCTTTATTATCAAAAGATATTTTATTATTATCTTGAGGATAAAAAACACCACTTAACCAAGAATTTGAATGACAATGAACTTCGGATTCCTCAAAAGAATCAGCTTTAGTTGCCCAAGAAGTAGTTAATCTATAATTACAGTCATACATATAAACATTTTTAATGAGATCTTTTAAAGCCATGTTAACTAATTTTTTTAATTCTTTTAATTCTTTAGGGTATTTTTCAAATAAATTATTATCTAAGCTCATTTGTGTACGATTTGTACTCCCTTGTAACTTTTTGTATTTAAGTTTTCTAAAAAAATTTAAATGATCTTTTTCTAAATTTAATTGAGTTTGAAATATTGAACCACTTATTACATTAAGTGCAAAAAAATTTTTCATATTGTTTGTTTAAGTTTAAATTTCAGTTCTCCTATTTTTTTACAAAAATTATCTAATAACCCTGACTGTACTTCAAGTTGAAAATTTAAATTTTCTATGTGTTTTTTTAAATGACCATTCATTTGTTTTTCAGAGGTTAATACAACATTTATACTTGTAATCTGCTCTTCTAGGTTTGCTATTTTTTCTTTATCTGTCATTGTTTATCTCCTTCCTTTAAAAAATGCGGGTAAGCCTAGCATGGGTCTACCATCGTATTTTAAATTATTGTTATCTTCTTCTACATAATGTAAAAATACTTGTGTACAATAAACCCCATCAAATCTTTCTCTCCAATGTTCATACTTACACCCTTCATACACTAGCATATCCCCTTGTTTTAATATTACCTGAGTGTTATTAATAAAGATAGGCCAAGGATCTCCACCTAAATTTAAAGTAGTAGAATATTCACATTCAGGTCTATCTTTATGTTTATCTAAGACAGCTCCTCTTTCATATACCCTACAATAAGAATAAGCTTCTACTAGTTTTTTACCTATTACCTTTTCCATTGTGGGCCTAAGTCTAGTTAATAATACTTCATTATTAATGTCTGAATAAATTGAAAAACAACCTGGAGCTTGCTTGTCGTTAAAAGTTCCGTTTATCTCATCAAATGGCGACTGATATCTACTATTAAATAACATGTCGGTTACTTTTCTTTTTTGTAAAAAGTAATCCGATATATGTTTACATATATCTTTAGGCAAAGCTTTCTTAACTATTTCATAACCTTTAAATTTAGACATCAAACTTTCTCTTTAATAACATATCTTTTAATGTAGAAAATCTATAATGTAAACCATTTATTAATCTATTGTCAAAAGGCTTTTTAGTAAACTTAAGTTTTATTTTAGAATCAACCTCAGATGAAATTAATATTAATGGGGTTCCTTGTGGAATAGATAAGATTTCAACATTTGTTTCTATAGGTATAAAAAAATTTAAATCTAATGGATTCTTACAATTTAATACTCCAGGCACAGTCTCAAAGTTATTTAAACTCCACCATGGATTATTTAAATGAACTGGATATTTATATTGTACGTTAATACCAAAACTAAATTTAAGCAACGCTTTATACTTTTTGTTATCGTTATGTTTAAAAAATTGTTGGTGGGGAACATCACTAACGGTGTTATCACCTAAACCACCATGACCTACATGAGCTTGCCACGAACCATCTTTTTCAAAATTAACTTGAATATCAAAAGGACTAGTAAATAAAACTGAACGTGTGTATAAATTTAATAAACCACTACAGGTTTTAACTGTCCTAGTATTTGGGTTTTTTTCATCAAACTGTTTAGGCATCTTTTTTAAATAATCAGGTATGTTCTTAGGGTAAGTTAAGAAATAATTTTTTAAAACTTCTAAAGGAATGTTATTACTTCTTATTTCCATTTTGGTCCCCTATGCCATATAACTAAACTGTATCTTGTTCCTTTAGTGACAGGGTTTACTCTATGAATAACAAAACTTGGAAATACTACTATAGAACCTCTAGGCGATACCTCTTTACATATAAGTGAGTGTCTTTTATCAGGAGTGTCTTCTACTATAAATTCTAATTCCCCTCCTTCATAGTCTTTAGGGTCAGACAATGATACGGTTAAAGATACTTTTCTTACTCTGTTTTGTGCGTCATCTCTAGGGTGATAATCTGGATGCCAACCATAGAACTGATTTTCTTTGTAAATGGTAAACTGAAAATTTTCTACCTCATTAATATCATATAACCAACCTGCTTCTTCGTTAGCTTTTATAACGTGAGGCCGTATCCATCTATAAATCCATTCTCCATTTATCCAAGCAATATTAGAATTTCTAAGATTCTTTTGTAAATTAATTAATTCATCTTTAGGTCTTTCATCTGCAGTTTTTTCTCCTACTGATCCAGTAATTATTTGGTTTGAAAGACCGTAGTTAATAATATCCTGACAGATATGTGGCGGAATTACGGATTGAAAGTATCTATAAGTCCAAGTTGTTAACATGATAAACCTTTTGTTGATGGATAGAAATTAAAATTAATAAGTATTTTATCTTTATCCGTAGGTGTAACAGCCCTATGATATTCACTACATTTAAACATAACAAAAGTATTTTCTTCTGGCATAATTTTTTTATCTTTAAATTCTGTGGGGCCATTGTTTTTAGTTATATATAAAACAGCTGTGTGGTAATTTTCTGCATCCAAAACATCTTTATGAAATCTTGTTTTTTTATGTTTAGGCTGTGGAGTATATAAATTAAGTCTTATTCTTATAAGACTCACTGGATTAATTTTATATATTATAGGTTCTAATAAATCATAGAACCTGGAATTAGCTAGTCTATACTGATATATCATATGAAAAAAACTAGCGATATTATCTTTTCCTTTTTTATCTTGTAACAAAAAAGGAGTTCTGTACCATGGAAAATTTTCTCCACATATTGTATTTTTTATATGCTCAAATTCGTTTTGATCTAAAAAATTTTTATATATCTTCATATCTTTTATAAAAATCAAAAGTATTAATATCAATAGACGTATGATTTTTATATCCTTTCTCTAAAGAATCGTATTTTTCTATTATTTTCTTATATTCTCTTTTTCCCCAAAGTCCAGTGAACATATGCTTAGTGTAAAAGCTAGGTTCATAATTTAAAGGCGATTGGGTATGAAAATCATGGGTTAACATTTTTAGACCAGGTTTATCTTTATACAGAAAATACATATCTGATATTAATCTAACACTACAGGTTTGAAATAAGGTCATTTTATCATACCGCTGCCAATCCAATAACCTTTTATCAAAAACATCTAATCTTCTAAATGCTTGTCTTACACATATTTTAGGAAACCAATGTTCAGGGGGACTTATTAATAAACAAGTCTGAGTTAATTCAGTAACATCGGAATTAGGTATGTTAATTCCTTGACCTAAATAAAAATTGTTTTCAACTTTATCGTGAAAAGATTTGTAACAGAAAACATCTAAATCAGAATAAACACCTCCATGTTTTATTAAAACAAATAATTTAAATAAATCTAACCTCATTGTGTCATAAGGAAAACTAATAAAATCTTCATAGTATTCAGGGAAATTTTCCTCAACTAAATTTTCAATATCTTTAGCTGACCATAGAATTAATTCTAAATCAGAATTTTCTTGCCAACTTTTAAAACATTTAACCCAGACAGGATGCCAATCCTTTTTGTCTAGAGTGCTTGCAAAATGTACTTTTTTAATCATTTAAAAAACTAAACCATCCTGTAATAATATATTTTTCTTTAGTTAAACTAATTTGACCCCTATGAGTATGAGTAAAGTCTGTAGGCCAAATTAAAGTTAACCCTTCTTTAGCAGGGCATATATATTTTTGATATTTAAATTGAGTTCCACCATCTTCAACAGTGTTTAAATAAGTCATAAAAACTAATACTCTTCTAGAAGCTATAGGACCACCCCTTTCCATGTGCCAGCTTTTGTACCCTCCTCCTTTTTTGTAATGTTGAATTTGAATATTTTCTACAATATTATATTTATCAATATTTAATGTTTCAGGGTATTTCTTCATATATCTATTTAAACACTGCTGAAGGTGTTGCCTATACGTTATTATTTCTTTTAAATCGCAATTAGGCCAAAAAGTACAATCTTCACTATCTTTAATCTTCTTATCAATAATAAATTTTGTTATGTTGTTTTTAACTTTAGCGTGTTGACCCTTTCGAGTATGTCCCAACTTCTTTTGTTTTTTAAAAAGCTTTATTAAATTACTACAACTTTTAGTTGGAATAAACCAAGCCCCTATGAAACTTTCAAATTCTGTATCAAAAACTTTGTAAGAGTTTTCTTCTTTTTCCATTTTAATTTCTTTAATTCTTTAATATCTAGCATGTTGCTTTTCATTTCAAACATGTTTCCGTTTTTAAAAATAACTTTTTTAAAAAATTTGTCAAGTTTGTTTAATTTATATATATCACCAGAACCTATATTAATTGTTGGTTTATTGTATTTTTTTTTAATAATAGTTTCTATAGCTGAAACTAGATCATTAACATGTATAAAATCTCTTATATAATTTTTATTTACATATTTTAATTTATTTTTTAATAACAAAGGAACAAACATATTTTTAGGTGCTTTAGGTCCATAAACAGTTGTGAATCTCATACCCACAGTATTTAAAGGTGCTATTTTTTCTACTATGTATTTACTAAAAGAATAAGGATTTCGAAAAGGTTCTATCACTGTAGAGGAACTAGCGTATAAAATTTTAGTATGTTTAAATTTATTAAATAATCTCCAACTACAGATAATATTATTAATTATATAGTTAAAAGGATTTTTAATACTTTCTCTTACACCTGAATATCCTGCTAAATGAATAACTAAATCTACATCATAATTTAAATTACAATATAGTAAGTTTCTATTTATTTTTTTATCGATGAATAAAATCTTGTATTTTTTAGAAAGTCTTTTTCTTAAATGATAACCTATGAAGCCATGGCTTCCGGTCAATAAAACTTTAAATGGTAGGGGCTTCGTCAACCCACTGCTCTGTTTCTTCATCCCAAGTCCAAATACTTGTAGCAGTTTCTGCGGGTTTTGCAACTGGGGGATCCCATCTAAAAGTAGTATTATTTAATGTCCAAGATGGATAAGGTTGTGGTTCTATAAAAACACCATTAGCAGAGTCGTATGTATATCCTATGTGTCCAGTTCCACCTACTCCAGAACCTCCAGATTTCTTACATTCTAGCCAAGTATTAGATGATTTCATTATTTTTTGAATTGATGCTGAAGTTTCATTATCGTCAGCAACAACTTTATTAAGAACTATATTTGAAGGTGATATTTCTACAAAATATTTCATTATGCTAAATCCAATGTCCCTGTAACATTAAAGGTACAGACTTTATCTCCACCATCATCTGCTATGGAATTACTACCTGGTGCTATCGCTAGACCTGGATATTCTGCAGCTTCTGAAGAAGGAATTCTTAAAATAACTTTTCCATTACCACCGTCTCCTCCGATATTAGGTGAGTGTGGTCTCGTTACTCCACCACCGCCGCCGCCTAAACCGTCGGTTCCTGGATTTCCTGGGCAACCGCCAGCTCCGCCGCCTCCAGGGGCACTACTGCTACCGCCCGCAGATGGCCAATAAGTTCCGCCACCGCCGCCGCCAGCATATGTCACTGAAGCACCTGTAATTGAATTTGCTGCACCTGGTCCACCAGGTGTTGCTGCTCCACCAATACCATTATTATTATTTACTCCTGCGCCACCGGCTCCACCGCCGCCAGCTCCATTAAAATTGTTAGGACCAGAGTCTCCGCCATCAGTTCCTTCTGCGGGACTATAACCACCTGTGTTACCAACTCCACCGTAATTTTGGTGAGCCGCTCCGCCACCAGATCCTCCGCTTCCTCCAGGAAAAGATGCAGGATCTCCTGTTAAACCTCTTCCGCCACCAGATGATGAAAAATCTCCAGTTGAAGTTGCTATTGTACTATTAACACCACTACCACCGGGATCGGTATTTGGAGAAACAGATCCGTCTCCACCAGTCCCTACTGTGATGGTGTTACTTTTGTCTGCAAGTATTAATTTTGTACCGCCAGGAAAAGAAGAACGCATTCCTCCAGCGCCTCCTCCGCCTCCATTAGCAAGACCGCCAGCACCGCCGCCAGCTACAATTAAATAATCTACTTCCATTGGTCGGACACCACCTCCTCGGCCAAAACCGCCTTTGGATGCTGCTCCGAAACTTCCTAATATTGGCATAATCTTTCTCCTCCTAATTTATTACGCAAACTGTGTTTGAGAAGCTAACGCTGTAAACGCAGCTGAACCAGTTTTAATAATAGTGTATGTGTAAACATCTAAAGAGCTTGCATTACCAGCAGTTGGCGCAGATCCACCTTGCCATTCTGGAGTAACGCTTGATCCATCAATTTGAAAAGCTGAATTGTAATAAGGTGTAGAACCTTGTTTTACAATGTGAGCTATAGTGATTGATTCTCCTGTATCCATGATTGAATCTAAAGATGCTGAACCACTTCCTCTTACATTTAATGTCCAGTTAGCTCCAGCATCAGAAGTGTAATTTAAAACTGCTTGAGTAAGTACATCGTAAGCAATTGTTCCTGTAGCTGCAACAGCTGCTGTAGTAACTTTTTCTGCAACACTTTCTATTTTACCTTGACCATTAAAAGTTACTCTACCAACTCCTTTTGGCGTAAGATTCATATCAATATTAGTGTCTCCACCTGTTACTGATAATGCTGGTGGGTTAGAAGTTGCTGCGTTAGCTACTGTAAATTCGTTGACTGCAGAACCAGTTGTTGAAAAAGTAATTTGTTGATTACCGTTTTCATCAATAATACCTGTAGCAGTATCAATAGTAATATTCTTACCATTTGCATCTAGGTCTGCTGAAAGTTGTGGTGAAAAGTCAGATGATAAATCTGTAAACGCTGTATCAACAACGTTAGTTCCATCTGAATAAATCATTTTAGTGCCTTTGTCAGCTGCCGCCCAAGTTACTCCAGTTCCTGAAGTAGTTTTGAACGTCACTGTGTAAGCACCAGTAGTAGCATTATCTACTACAAAAGTTTTTTCAATAGAATCAGGAATAACAACGTTAACTGCTCCTCCGATTGTACCTGTTAATTTTAATACTTGGTTTTTACCATTTGATAAAGCACCGTTTGAAAAAGTTAAAGTAGCACCTGACGTAACGCCAACTGCATCATAACCACCGATTGCTTGTTCTAAGATTAATAAGTTTGTATTTGTGATCTGTCCCCAAGTTCCTGAGTTTTCTCCAGTTGCTTGGACTGTAAGTTTTAAACTAGCTGATGTAGAGTTTGCCATAATTTATTCTCCGATTTTCTTATTTTATTAAATAATTTATATAGTGTCAAACTATAATTATGCAGCGTTAGTTGAAACTTCCTGCCATCCTGGTGGGTCAACTGGTGCTGTGCCAGTATTAACTTCGTTCCAAATCAGTACATTTGTAGCTGTTCCCAAGCTAAATGTCAACCCAAATCCTGTTGGTATTACATTTGCATCTCCACTTATTTCTGTAACATTTCCAACCGCAGTAAATAAGTTAGTTAATCCTGTAACAGTAGGTATGGTATTTGCATCTAAAGTAGCCGTTCCTAATGACATAGTCATTGGGAAAATATCATCAGTATCTGGTCGATATAAACCATCACCCCAAGTAGATTCGCTCCAAGTTCCATCACTCCAACCCATAGCCGCTAATGGAGCTATATTTGCATCGCCTCTAATAACAAAATTACTAATAGCAGATAAATTTATAGCCATTGATTGACCAGTAACTTCTGCATCTGGTGCAGGATCAACGCCAGAGAAGTTTTCTGACATAGCCATTGCTAAGGTAGTTATTGGTTGATTACCATAAACTCCGAATCCCCAATTAGAATTACCCCATGTTGATTTAGATTTAGCAGAAACTTCTGCAAATGTAATATTGTCTCCAATTGCTGTTCCTAAAGCAGCAGTCATTGCATATCCTGATGCAGGGATAACTGCTTGATCAAAACCTAAAGTAATACCCATTGGTAAACCAGTTACAATTGGACCTACTTTAATATTTACAGATTCATCGCCTTGCGTAATAGTTAAAGGGTTTCCAGTAAGAGTTAAATTAGAATCACCATCAAAAGCTAACCCTGCACTGCCTTCGAATGCAGTCATAGTTTGACCGGAAACTGAAACTGTTTGAATAGATTCTCCCCATCCTTCAACACCCCAGCCGTCAGATCCCCAACCAGTGTTAATTTCATTATCAATTGTAGGAGTTCCAGTGGTTAATGTAGCACTAACGCCTGAAACAAAAGCATCACCAAATGCACCCCAACCAGTAGCGCCCCAAGTTAATCCACCCCAACCGCCATTAATTTCTGTATTAATTAAAAGATTATTATCAAAAGACATGGCCATTTCTTGACCTGTAAGAATGACATCTGCAAACCCATTCCATATTTTTGATCCCCAAGTATCTCTACCCCAACCAGTGCTTGATGTTTGTTCCACAGAACCTAAATTTGCGGTTAAAGCAAATCCAGTTACTACTTGGTTTCCTGTACCAACTGATCCCCATTGACCTTCACTCCAAGACTCTCCGCCCCATCCAGAACTAGGAAAGACAGCATCTAAAGTTCCTAAATTTGAAGTTAATAGCTGACCTGTTGGAAAAATATAATTTAAATTATTACCCCATGAGTTATCTCCCCATGAGTGAGAACTCCATCCTGTGTCAGGAGTAGATGCTTCATCACCTAAAGCCATTGGTAAAGGAAAACCAGAAAGTTTTAAAGTTATATTATCTTGGTCACCCCATTGACCATCATTCCATGCTAATGCACTCCAAGTATCTTGAGTCATATTCATGACTCCACCCATACCTATACCATGCACATAACATAGATAATAAAAATCTGTTTCACTCTGCGGAGTTATTTCAACATACCGCGTAGTTCCATTATTAAATGTAGTTGTGTTAGTGTAGTTCGCTTGATTGCTAGATCCATCAAGATAATAAGTTACGTTCGCAGAAATTATTCCGGACGTACTTGTGTTGGTTGAAAAAATTAAATGGTGATTATCATTAGTTCCATCGCTTTGTTCAAAACGAATTGTTGCACCTGCAACCCAATCTACTGTACCTGGCCCAGTCGCATTTCGAACGCCGTCTAAGAAGTATACATTACCTGTACCACCGCCGTATGAACTACCGGTAGCAACGGTTACTGTATAAATTTTACTCGCCATAGGAGTTTACCTCCTATTAGCCCGATATTCTTAATATCGCTGCTGTTGACGTTGGCGCTGGAAACTGAATTGTGAAAGTTCCTGAAGTAGCTGTTTTATCTGCTCCAAAATCTAAAACACAAACTGCATCAGTAGTTCCACTGCCTGCTCCCATTGTTGTGTTATAAATTAAAGCACCTCTAGCTGTTAATGTTACTCCAGTAAAAGATCTGTCTGCGAAGTCGCATCTCGCTACTCCTGCAGTCATTGATGTTCCCAGATTAACAAGAGCTCCACCGCCAGCTGTGTATTGTCCAGAGTTAGAAACTTCAGATGAAGCACTGTAACCGACTGTTGCTGAGTTTAGAGTTGCTGTTGAAGAGTAAAGAGCTATTTTGAACGTATCACCACCAGTTTGTTTAAAACTCATGTCTCCATCTAAAAGTTCTTTTTTAAATGAATTACAAATTGCTTGCGTTATGGCCATAGTTTTCTCCTTATTGTTTTCCTATTCGAGGAACACCTGCTTGGTATTCATCCCGTCTTCGTCTTCCCATTTGTTCTATTGAGAATCCTTTGACTGCCTCTGTGTATTTTTTATCATATAACTGGAGCATGTCAACGGGTCCTTTTAAGAAACCGTAAGCCTCTACTAGGCAAGCATACAATAAGCCATTGGGAAATTTTTGACTTAGGTATGTAGTTGGAGTTGTACTAGATAATCCCAAAGTTTTCAAGATATAATTTAACTGGATTGTGTAAGTAGCATCAGGGGTTGGGGCAAATACTAAAGTATCCTCATCCCAATAACTGTAATATTTTGGAACACCTGTCTCTCCTTTAGGGTTATATTCAGCCATAAAATTAGTATCTCGATATTGAAGAAAATCTCTGTTATCTGCAGAAGCCGTGCCGTCTGAATCTACGATTTGAGCAGATCTTACGATTAATAAATCAGAAGGAGTATCAATAAATCTAGTATTAAGAACTAAAGCAGCTGTTGCATATTTTCTGTTATTATCAGAATCTACTTCTCTTAAAATTCTAAGTTCAGCATCATTAATGAATCCATTTAAAATAGTATCTGTAAAAACATTACTAGATACTTCAGTATAATCTTTAATTTTTTGTTTTAGTTCTGTGTATGTCATGCTCTATCATTAACAGGTCCAGCTAAACATTGGAACCCGCCTCCTGTTTCTGTGCTGCTTGCAGCACTTATTAAGTTAAAAGTAAAACTATTATTTTGTGTAACCGTTGAAGGTTGACCCGCTTGTGGAACTACTGTTGGAACCATGGTCACGGAATAAGCTCCGTAGACTTTTGCTCCGCTTGAGTGTGCACTTGCGGGTGTGTTTTTGGGAGTCTGTCCTCTGAAAGGAGCAGCTGTTCCTCGAACACAATTCGATAAAACGTTTGCTGAATTACCATTGTAATAAATAGTTTCATTTTCAAACAAACCTGAAACTACATTTATTTTTTCAATCACAATGTATCCTTGACTTGGAAACGCGGACGAGTCTGTTAAAGTTATAGAAATATCTGTTGCAGTAATATCCCCATTTAAAGTTGTTTCTAATTGTAAAGTAGAAATTGAAACTCCACCTACAGGAGATTTAACATCATAAAATCTTACAAAGTCTCCTGTTTTATAATCACTAAAAGGAAAATCTACGGAAACTTGAGTAGATGCATTAGTCATTGTAAAAGGATTTTTTGGTAAAAAATCTGTAGTTGGAAATTCTGTTCTTGCTGGTCTTGGATGAGGTAATCCTTGTGGATCAGCTGTGTATGGTTTTGGTTCAAGTTGTGGTTGTTTAGGTTCATACTCTGAAGTATGTACTCTTGCTCCATTCCATTCTTTAACCA